TTTTCTGGAGTTCCACCGTGAATATAGAAGTCTGCCGAATTTGGAACTGGAGTCTTCAGGTTCAAGCGAGCATCAGTAGTACCCGACGAACGTAACTTGAATTCAGGCAGATCAAGCAGATTAAGTGCCTGCTCTTCACCACCGATAATAGTACGGAACTGACGACCAAGGCGAGATGCACGAATCCATACCCGGAGAAGGTCACGATACTGTATACCATTCTGAGTATCACCTACACCGATAACAGGAGCCGATTCAGAACCATCAAGTTTGTTACCCTTTACGAGTACATCCATTGCCAGAGCATCCATTGCATAACCAAGCTGAACACCGAAGTCACGAAGGAAGATGGCCATTACATCCATGGATACATAGCTACGTACCTCATCGGTTACCTTGAATCCCTTACCGATCTTGAAAAGGTTTACCGACTTCTGTCCGAAGGATACAGTACCCAGAGGAATTGTCTCTGCCTCGTTAACTCGTGCAGGATTAGCATCCGACATATTTACCAGAGGCATGATAGCCGTTAGCCCATTAATAGGCTGATCAGATGCAATGATGTTCGGATAGAAAGGTGCCTCACGCATTCCAAGATAGATTGCCTCACGTACAATCTCAGGAACAAGCCAACGCAGCTCAGGATTAGGCATGGAGTAAATATTCTCCATCGTATCAACTTTCGGGTTGAAACCGATAGCCTTGAAATAATCCTCCTGAGTGAGACCGTATTTCTCCTGGAGCATATCACCCAGATGAATATCCACTGGGAGACTCTTGTTGCTTCCCTGACGGAAGCCATCCATGTTCTTTACAATTTCGGGAAGCTCCTTTAAGTACTGCTCCCGAGTTAAGGTTTTTTCTGCCATATTTAGTAATGTTATTTTCTGTTATTTTACCAGGATTTGAATCAGATCACCAACCTCAGCTACGTTGATAGCTATGAACTTAGTCTCTGCATTTGCATCGGAGGGCTGGAAGTTTGTATACGTTCCGCTTTCATCCAAAGTTCCATCGGTCTTAACATAACCAGTGGTGGTAAGCTCTGCCTTAGCTATACCGTGTATAATTGCAAAGGCTTCTACCATTACAGTTACTTCTACACCAGCTGCATTTGCAGGATATGCAGGATATTTACTGTAGTTAACAGCAATACCGAGATACATATCACCAGCTGCCCCAGTATACGGAGAGATAGTTCCATCGTCATTAAGTTTTACCGGTTGACCCTGAACGATGGTATCGCCACTCTTTACCGGAAATGCCTGATGAAGCTTGTGCGATTCACTTTTGTAAATCACAGCCTGTGGGGTCCGTCCACCCACTTTGTGTAAGTCTGCCATAATTTAACTTGATATTTTAGTTGTTTGTTATTTCTTTTCTCCCCGAAGTTTACGATCTGCCAAAGTTAAAGCTATATCACGAGTAGATTTCGGTGCCTTATTCTTTTCCTCATCATCTTCGGGATTAATAGATGATGCTCGGCCAACATCATGAGAACCGCAATTATTGCAGTGCATGGGGAATTTCTCTTCCAGCTGTGCATCATAAGTCTTACGCAGAGCTTTGAGAGTCTCCAGAGTTGTTCCTTCATTCTCCAGTAAAGCCAGGATATTCTGGTCTACCTTATCCTCACCAGAAACTTTCTTATATGCTGCCACCGTTTCCTCACGATACGATTTAATGTGGCAATCCCAATTCTCTTTAGCCTCCTTGTAAGAATTGAGGTCTTTTTCAAGATTAGTCTTTTCCTCAGTGAGTTTTTCAATTTCCTCATCCTTCGCCTTCACAGCATCAGCGAAGTCCTTGTTCTGCTGTACCAGAGTTTTAATCTGGGTGAGAGCCAGCTCTGTCGAAACTTCCTGACCTTCAGAAAGGGTCAAAAGATTTTCACCAAAGAGGCTCGCAAGCATCTGCTGCAATTCTTTGTCCATGTTTGTTTTATTATTTTGGTTATTATGGTTACCCTTTCCGGCACCCTTTTCATTATTAGATTTACTGGTATTGTACTTTATATCTTTTTCTGAAAGAACCTTGAAGTCGAATAGAGATACCCTCTTTATCGGATCATTAGCCTCGGCTGCTTTCTCTTCGGAAAAAGAATAATACTGACTTCCAGCATAAGCAGGGCTATTTAACCTACCACTCTTAATCAATTGAGCAAATGGATCAGCTCCATGCCATACCAGAGATGTCTCTTTATAAGAGATTATCTTTGTAGCAACCCTACGTATAAGTTCTCCCTTATCTGTATATGTACCAAGTTTAGAATAGAACTCCCATATATCCTCAAATTGGTGGGATGGTTCCCATGCAAACTCTACAGTTACAGAATTAGAATGTATAGAAGGTGGATCCATTTGTATACCACGAGCTATACGTGGATTTGATAATCCATCTATCTTCAGTATACCGTTTATACCAGCAGGTATTACTACTCCAGTCTTTTCATCTTTGTATGCGTCTTGCCATTCAACAGATTTAACTGATCCGATAGCATTAGCCACATCAGTTTCATGATCAAGGTTTACAGACTGACCAACCAGTAATGGCATTGACTCTTTGAGGATCTGTTCTGGAAATTCAGTAGGATTATACTTCTTTGCTACAACAGCAGCCGAAAGCATTCTGAACATTGGCTCAATAAAGTCTGTGTCCTTTGGTTTCAGCATGTCTGGAGTTACATTTGGCATAAATTGATTCACATTCAAAGTACCTCCCCACATACCGAACCTCTCTAATGACTTCTTTGGATCATCACTGAAATTACCTGTTCCCTTGTAGAAGTTTTCAGAAAGAGAGTGAGCATCAATAACTACTTTTGGTACATCTGATACCATTAAGCTATGAGCTGCACTTAACACCATTACATCGGTGTTTTGTTTTTCAATAGGTGGCATAATTTATCTCGGTTTACTATCTTGATCACCTCTTCTTGGGTTTGGGTTATTTTTGTCCCTGCCCTTACGATCTGACCTTTCTTTATCGTCTTTTCTATCCTTTTTCTTCTTACCAGTATCTGTATCACCAGTACCGGATGAATCACCTGAATCTACTGGTGTACGGGGTTCTGGTAGATCAGGAGCTTCATACCCCATATCACGTGCAAATTGATCCTGGCTTATGATACCCTGATTGTAAAGTGTTATATTTACACGAGCCCTATATTCCCTTGCTTGCTGTAACTTAATGTCATCAGAAACTGTTGAAGTTCCAAATTGAATTGTTATTCCCTTGTTATTAAATCCAGCCAGACGCAGTTCTAGAGAATAAAAGAATTCCAATACAAATATTACAAGTGTTTGGATATTCTTTAACTGGGATATCATCTTTGACAGCTGTATACCAGCCCCTCCTTCTGTTCCAGCTTGAGATGCTGATACTCCTATGATAGAACCATTTACCCCCAACCCATTAGCAACAGACTGCTGGTTCATATTCCACGGGAGATTTATGTTCTGCATAGAAGCTGATGTTGACTTCAGGTCGAATTCATGATCATCAATATAACCAACTACAACTCCATCTGACATACCACTAACTATGTTAGTCTTCATCTTACGGAGTGTACTGTTTAGACGACCTTGATAAGCTTTTTCACTTTCACCAGCAGTACGAGGAGGTTTAGCCATCTTTGCCTCTAAGAATCCAACCATACCCATGATCTCCATGATATGTTTGAAATTCTTTCTCATAGTATGCTGACCAGCTATAGAGTCTAATGCAGACATAAATGGAGGTACTCCATACGGTTCATCAGTATCATTGTACATCCCAACATAACAATATGTTTCTGTATTAAGTCTGATGAATGTATCCTTTACTCCATCTACTATCCTTGGATTCCTCTGATATGGATGATATACTCCATTGTTCTCTCTCTTAAACCTTATAGTTTCTGGTTTAATGAATAGTATTGTCTCTAATCCAGTCAACTCTTTGTTTGGTACACCCTCTACTGATATTGCACCACCAACTAAAAGTTGAACAATGAACTTGTTTACCAATCCGTCTATACCAGCTGTATATCTTGACCACTTCTTAGATACCTCTCTAAGATGATTTCTCATCTTAGTTGATTCTTCTGCGGTATTGTTTGGGAAGTCTATAGTATGGCCAGTATTTGACAGCTTGAACATGTCTTGCAGTGCAATACTGACATCTGGGTTTACTTTGTATAAATCCCGAATAATTGGTATTAGTTCTGTTCTGAAGGTTGGAGTAACTAAGTTAGTAATACCATTTAGAGTTGTAATTAACTCAGAATTTCCCACACCATCATCTGGTTGGGAAACTCTTCCTGGACTTATAGAACCCTTTCCTTCATCTTTGTTCTTTGATTCTTTGGGCTTTGACCTTGTGAACCAACTGATAGGATTAAGTTTCATGTTATGTAAATTTGTTTATGTTCTACTGAGGAATAACCACAGTTGATGATGCACTATGACATCTGATGTGATTTGTTATGGCTTTACCGAATATGGAGTCATCGGAATATGTTTCACCCTCTAAGTCAATATCCATAGATGAGGTACTCATTCTATGTTTACCTCGGGCAATAGGTCTTCCTGCACCATCATATATGAAGGTATAAGCCTCTTGAACAAAGAACGGATCTTTAATTACCACATTGTTTTCCCTTATATCCTTTTCAAGATTCTCTACAATTACTGACCTATTCTTTGCGGTTGTTAACCAACCCGGGAACTTCTCTTCTTCTGGACGACTGTGACGTTTCTTCCTTAACAATTTAGTATAGAAGTATAGGTTTGGATAACCTTCATCTTGGAGTATAGTTGTTACAGCCATACCAACATCATTAGTCTCTGGAGCTAGCTTAGCAAAGTTATACTTTTCTCCGATATCACCAAGTAAACGAGCATATTTGTTCAAAGGTATTCTACCCTTGTATACTGCAGACTCTTCTCCATCTCTATCCATACAAGTAAAAGCTGAGTAGTCAGTACCTCTACCAGTTGCACAGTCACCACCAATGAAATACTCTTTGTTTGGATCAGGCTCATTGAATTCCTTATACTGACCTTTCAAACGTGTATTGATAATGGGATAGTCAGATAAGCACTCTTCTATAGCCTTAATATCAACTAAATCAAATACTGTATTACCAGATGATAGGAAGTCACCATCAATCTCCTGAGCAGTTCTCTTTGGACCAAGAGCAGTAGACATCTCCTCATACCACTTCTGATCTCTATCTGGATGCATCTGCCAATAGAGTCTGATGGGATTAAGCGGGTTACCACCAGCTATAGCATCTACCCAAGCACCGTGGAAGAAGTTCCCGACGCCGTAAGGCGTGTTATGAGACACGTAGTCTTCGTTGATGAGGTAAGATTCATCGTTTTCAACGCAAATGTCATAAATGGTATCGTAATACTTTCTAACTACTTTCAGCTTAGAAAGATAGATACTTGTACCACGTTTACCAGATACAATACGTTGAATATAAGACTTATTCAGTTTAACCTCAAACTTATTCTCAATCTCCTGAGATATCTTCTCCAACACTCCATAGTAGTAACCAAGTTCCTGATAACGGTATCTTATGTAAGCCACCACTCTTAAGTCGTAGTTGAATCCCCCTTTTAGTTTAGACCCAAGCTTCATTCCATAAGAATGTTTCGCAGCTTTTTGACCGTTCTCAGCTACTGTAACTATCTGGAGATTGGTTACATAATTGTCTGAAGGATTGTTGTTAATGTGGTCAACTACATACCCATCTGGAATTTCTCCTAAGAATACTTTAGCTACCAAATTGTGGACACATATCTTTTTCTTTTGACCATTATTCCACAGACTTATATTTAGATATTTTTCTCGGTTAGTACATGGTTTTGGTAATTTTTCTACCCTCGTTCCATTCTTTACAATGAAGATTCTTCCCCAGTTAGAGACTTCATAGTTTGGGAAACCCGGTATAGGTTTGCATATCTCTTTCTTAGGTTTTAGGGTTATTGGATTCTGCTCCAAACCCCTTATACCAGTATGATAGAAGATAGCTGGTACGTTTCGTTTAATTATTTCTGAAACTGGTAACCAACCTTCTAGAGTATACAGCTTATGTTTTGGAGTACACTTAATAACCTTACCTTGTTCATTGTGAACTTCCCAGGTTTTCAGTACACCCTTGTTTACAGAACCAAGTACTCTCTGCCACTTTCCGGTATGTGATAATACTCTCAACCCGAGATGAGATATATCCATCTTACCAAAGGTCTTAGGACATATAGAATCAACTCTGAAAGGTCCATCTTTACCTATTATCTGAGTGTCACCCGTGATACATGAATTTACAATTGCAGCACCACCAGTTGATAGTGTTGGAAAGGCGGATGCCCAAATAGTTGAAGCCCATCTTACAATTGCTGCCTCATCAATTACCAACAACGACAAAGATTCAGAACGACCTGCTTGATCTGATGTTGGTATAGACTCAATTATGGAGCCATTTGCAAATTCTATTGTTGATACAGAACCAAATTCTCCAGTACGACCGTTTATAATGGGTTCTTGTAGATATGAAGGAAGATTCTTGTACATAAACTTGATCTTCTTCAGTACCTTCTTTGCTACAGTATCTTTGATCGAGATGATGTTTATCTTCTTGTTTGGGTGATACATTGCTAACCATAGGCAATACATAGATATCAACTCTGTAATACCAGCCTGACGGAATTTAAGGATGATATTGAACCTGTTCAGCATGAATTGGTATAGTACTGCTTTCTGAAATGGATATAGCAAGAACTTAACCATACCCAACACAGGGTTGATAACATAGCAGAAAGTAGAAAAGAAGAATGGATCCTTCATCACACGGACCAAGGTCTTAAGTTGTTCCGGTGTAATATTTGTATCTCCTTCTAGTAATGTCTTCTTTCTTGCCATATCAAAAACTGTATGAAACTCTTATGTAAGGATCAAGTGATAAATTGTCCCTGAGTTTGGGATAATAGTTGAAATTCAACCCGGCCTCATAATTAAATTTACTGGTATTGTACTTCAAGCCTAAATCCAGATCATGCATGTTATGTACCGGTCTGATGGTATATTGTACGACTGGATCAAACCTTTTTATGAGTGACGTTTTCTTATTGGTTAATTTCCCATCAAGATAGTTGTACTGATAACGATCATAATTTACCTGGTACTCTTCAGTAAATAGTTTGCAGTCAGTATTGAAGGTAGTGATTGACAATTTATCTCTACTGGAAAGTATCTGCAGTAGTTTTGGAGCTTGTGGATAGTTAGTTAAGAACAACTCATTGTATTCAACCTTCACTGAATCTTTCTGTATGATAGTAACTACTCTATCAACATACTCTATTCGTTCAATTGGTACTGAATCTATCTGGTAGAGGAATACCATGCTAGGCAATTGTATCTTTGGAAACTCTACTTTGGGAACAAAAGGTTTATTAACCCAAACTGTATCGGGTTGATGGTTGATATTTTCCAAGTCATGACTTAACTCTGAATTTCGATTCCACATCCAGAATATAGTTAAGGCCATAAGTATGAAAGCTATGGTTAAGATTACATTTTTCATGTGATTGAGATTTTATGAAACCATTAAGGGGGGATTATAGGGGGGATTAAAGAAGTAAGTCTTAATCTAGAAA